GTTTAATAAGTTGAGTAGCACGATTTCAGGAATTTTTAATGGAATACTTTCAACAGCAAGCAATATTTGGAATTCCATAAAATCTACTATTTCCAATGCAATTGATGGAGCGAAAAATGCAGTTTCTAACGGAGTTAATGCCATTAAGAATCTGTTTAACTTCCGGATTAAATGGCCTCATATCCCACTACCACACTTCCGTGTGAGTGGCTCTGCTAACCCTCTGGATTGGCTAAAAGGTGGCTTGCCAAGTATTGGCATTGACTGGTATGCCAAGGGTGGTATCATGACCAAACCAACTCTGTTTGGTATGAATGGAAACCGTGCTATGGTTGGTGGTGAAGCTGGTGCTGAAGCCATCTTGCCATTGAATAAGTCAACCCTGGGGGCAATTGGTCAAAGTATTGCCAACACGATGAACACATCGAACAATATCAACGTCAACTTCTCTGGTATCACTATCAGGGAAGAAGCTGACCTAAACAGACTGGCCAACGTGGTTGGAAACCGTATTGCTGAAGAATTACAACGTAAAACTAATTTGAGAGGAGGAATGGCATGACAAAAATCAATGAACTTACCATTGATGGTGTGAAAACATCATCTTTTAAGTGTGATGTATTGGTTGAAACAAGACCAAATGTCATTGTCTCTTCCTCCAAGACAGCTTTATTGGAGCATGATGGAATTAGTGGTGCCATAGTTCAATCAAACAGGCATCGTGGTCTAATTGAAAAACCTTATCATATAACACTAATTGATCCAAGCGATGAAGAAATTTATCGCTTTTCTGCTCTTTTGAACCGTGAAAAGTTTTGGTTGGAAAATGAACAGGAACCTACTATTAGGCTTTGGTGTTATAAGGTTGATAGCTTTGAGATTGGGAAAGATGAATTTGGTGCCTGGGTGGTCGATGTTACCTTCATTTGCCACCCAACTAAGTTTTTCAAAGGCACAGATACCCAGACATTGACTGGGAATGGGGTTTTGAGGGTTCAAGGGTCGGCTCTTGCTTTTCCGAAGATTACAGTGATTGGCCAGAGCGCTTCTGAGACTTCGTTTACGGTGGGAGACCAAGTGATTCGGCTTGAAAAGCTCTCAGAATCGCTTGTGATGGTCAACGATCCTGACAATCCTAGCTTTAAGACGGCAACTGGTGAGGTCATCAAGTGGGCTGGTGATTTTATCACAATTGATACAACTAAGGGACAGAATGTTGGTGTGGTTTTAGGACCAGGCATTACGTCCTTGAATTTTGAAACAGTTTGGGGGTGGGCATAGTTGCTTTATTTACTTGATAAAGATACCAAGACGGTCAAATGGAATGGGGTTCCACTGCATGAAGCAAACTCTGCTATTGTCAAAGAAGAAGTCAACGGCGATTTTGTATTGACTGTCCACTATCCAATCACAGATTCGGGTGTTTATCAGCTTGTCAAAGAGGATATGCTGATTAAGGCGCCTGTGCCTGTGCTGGGTGCTCAGCTGTTTAGAATTAAAAAACCTATAGAAAATGATGACAGCCTGGATATCACCGCCTATCATGTTTCTGATGATGTCATGAAGCGGTCTATCACTCCTGTGTCTGTGATTGGTCAAGGATGCGCTATGGCACTGTCTCAGATGGTTCAGAATGCTAAGACTGGTCTAGGTGATTTTTCCTTTACCAGCGACATCATGGATAGTCGTACTTTTAACACGACTGAAACGGAAACTCTCTATTCTGTCCTATTGGACGGTAAGCACAGCATTGTTGGAACATGGGAAGGCGAGCTTGTCCGTGACAACTTTGCCTTATCTATCAAGCGTAGCCGTGGGGCTGATCGTGGTGTTGTCATCACGACACATAAGAACCTCAAGTCTTATCAACGGACAAAAAATTCTCAAAATGTGGTCACTAGGATACACGCTAAGTCAACTTTTAAGGCAGAAGGTGCTGAAACTGATACGGTCTTAACTGTAACAGTGGATAGTCCACTTATTGGCAACTATCCATACATCAATGAAAAAGAGTACGAGAATAACGACGCCAAAACGATTGACGAATTGAAGAAGTGGGCTGAGGCCAAGTTTACCAATGAGGGCATTGACAAGGTCTCTGACGCCATTGAGATTGAAGCCTATGAGCTTGATGGTCAAGTCGTAAACCTTGGAGATATTGTCAACCTAAAAAGTTGGAAGCACAATATAGATATATACAAAGAAGCTGTCAGTTATGAGTTCGATGCACTGACAGAAAAGTACATCTCGATCACGTTTGATGACAAGCCGGGTGTTGGAGGCTCTGGTGTATCTAGTGGCGTGGCTAATGCTGCTGATGTGATTTTGAGTGCCAATCAAAATGCACAAGAAGTTGCCATTGAACGAGCTGTCAAAAATGCAAACAAAGCCTTTGACGCTGAATTTGACAAGCGGGTTGAAGTCATTAACGACGGCATCGAGCAAGCTAAGGCAGAAGCAGAGCTTTATGCAGACAATATTAAGCAAAGTATTGATGCGGATATTGATGCGGTCAACCAATCCATGCAAGCACAATCCGAGGAACACGACAGACAAGTCGCGGATATATTGTCTAAGACTCAGTCTATAGAGACTCTTGCTAACCAAGCCAAAACGGATGCTGCAAGTGCTATGACGACCGCCTTGCAGTCAAAAGACGAAGCTATCGCAGATGCGAGGGCGCAGGTTGCGACGGTCAGTCAAGCGTTAAATACAGCTAAGACTGACTTGCAAAATCAAGTTAATGCGATTGATGCGAAGGCCGTCAAAGCGCAATCGGATGCTACTTCGTTACGTACTGACCTTGATTTGCAAGCCGGTAAGATTTTGGAGCAGGCTCAGGCGCAA